TTAATGTTTGTAAGTTTGCTATAATGTTAGCTGCTGTATAAGCACCTGAAGCAGATGATTGTATTACAGTTCCATCAACACCTGGTAATAATAAACCAACTGTTGCTGCTAAAAATCCTGCTTTTAATTCTCCGTTTCCGTCATCATCTTGCCATACTCCTTTTTCAGTTGCGTCAGCTATGATACCTCCCATATAAGAAATAACATAGTCTTCAAATGAAGCAGGTGGATTACCATAAGCTCCTGTCATCTCTAAAGATTCCCAACTGCTTACTAAAGTTTTTTTACACAAATCAATATTAATTTGTAGTGGTTTTACTTCGATAACTTTCTCATTCATTGTAAGAGTTCCGTTTTCTGTGAAATCACAAGTTGCGTTTCTTACAAAACCTGAGTTAGCCATAGTTTGGATTGCGCTCTTAAAGCGCACATTGTTCATTTGCGTTATAAAGTCTAAAGATTTAGCTTCTTTTAAAGCGGCTGCTATATAAAATCCTGCTGCCTTACCTGCATATGAACTAGTTACTGCTAATGCCATAATTTTTAATTTTTATTTGTTATTTATTTATTTAAATTATATATAAATCTTTCGTGTTTAGAAAGTTTATTGTATTCTTTTCTGCTTAACACACGTCTTTCTGAGCTAAATTTGTTTGTGTTAATTGGAGCTTCAGCAGGTGATTCTGCTAATTCCGTTTTAAGTTTTTCGTTTTCAGCTTTTAGTTTTTCTAATTCTTCTTCTGCTGAAAATTCAACTACTTCTGTTGTTTTAATTGATTTAGGGTTTGTTCCTGGCTCTTTAGTTTCTTCTGCCATTTCTTCAACATCTCCTGTTTCACCAATTTCTTTTTTAAGGTCAGCCACAGCGTCCTCTAGGTTCTTAATACGTTTCTCCATACCTTCCCAGTCAGCTACATCAGCTTCTTCTGCCATTTCTTCTTTTTCCTCATAGTCAGCTTCAACCTCTTCTTCTGTTTCACTTTCTATAACTTCAGCAACAATACCTTCAGTTTCAACTCTAAATGATACTCCTGTGTCAGTTTTATAAGTTCCAACAGGTAATAATATAGTCGTTCCATCTTCAGTTAATACTGAAATGTCAACGCCTGATTCTAATTCTTCGGCAGTAGAAACAAAGATTGTACCATCTTCGCTTTTTGCTTGCCAAGCTAATTTTATTTCTTCTTCAGCTTTGTTTAAGCCAAGTGCTACCAAAATTTGTTCTTTTAAATCCATAGTAATTTTTATTTATTGTAAGTTATTATATAATAGAAAAGTTATTTATTTATTTGATTTTTAGTTTACTGTTAATGTTTTTTCAGTTTTATCTAAAGTTTTTAAAAGCTTTTTAGTATCATTTATGTATCTTAATGTGTTTTCACCACTTTCAACCCAAGGTATATTTTTTTCAGACACTCCTAATTCTTTTAATTGACTTTTTGCTTTTTTTAGTGATGTTTCTAATTTACTTTCTAATTTAACTATTTTATTTATTTCAACTATTCCCTTTCTTAATGGTGCTAAAATATTTTTAAGTATTAATTTTTCATCAACACTATATACTTCTTTTTCTATTTTAGGTAAATAAACGCCTTTACCCAAATACTGTGCTTCTCTGGAAATAAGTTCTTTTGAAAATAAATCTGGATCTTTATATTTATCACTTATTATATCTACAGACTGCTTAGTCGCGTTAGCAAGTTCCTGTTTTGATTTTATAAGAAGTTCTGCATCTGATAAATCTTGCTCTTCTTCTCTTAATCTTTGATAATAAGATGAAGTTTTAGGTATATTCTGATTTAATAATGATCTACCTTGCTTATCTATATTAACTACTTCACTTAAATCTTTCTCTGCTTGTTCCTTTTGCTTTCTAAGTTGAATATCAACAGCATCTTCCTGTTTAATTTTAGAACCGGGATTATTTATTCTAAACGCACCAGCATCTTTCTTTCTAACTTTCTGCTCAGAACCGTCAGGTAAAATAAATATTACAAATTCATTCATACACTATTTATTAATTTGAAGTGCTAATAGTTAAACCAAAAGAAGGGTTAACATCATCACTTGTTGATCTGATTCCTTTATTACTAAAGAAATTGGTTAACCTTCTTTTTGTTTCATTTAAATTAATACCATCTATTCGATATGTTTGAGGTAAAGCAACATTATCTTCATCCAATATTTCTAGAGCAGGGATTCCTTCCTTATCATTTGTAACTCTAAAAGTAAAACCTAAATTAGCATATTCTTTATTTAATTCTTTTTTATATTCTTTAGCTAACTTTCTTAAGTTAATAGTTGTTCTAGTTGCACCACCAAAAGCTCCCTCACCTATTATATCATCATATACGGACTTTTCCATATCTTCCGGAATAACACTAAAAACTCTATCAATATTACTTCTGATAGCTTGTATTCTTTTATCCTCAGCTGATAAAGTTTCTTTTCCTGCTTCTTCTCTCTTTTTTTGAAGTCTTGCTTCTTTTAATAATCTTGTTCTTTCGTTATCACCTGCAGTAATTTGTGCATCGTACATGTTTATAAGGCTGGTAGATAATATTTCCTCTAACCTTGTTCTGGCAGCAGAAGATTTTTCTTCATCTTCACTATATAAATCTATAATATCTTGACTTTCGTAATTTAAATCTGGAGATATTGCTTCATCAGCAAAAATTTTTGATATAAGACCAGAGACTAACTCCTCTTTGCTAGATTTAGTTACAAGTTTCTTTATTAAGTTTTTATTAAAATCATTATCATTTTTATTAATAGCATCTTTTCCCCTTTTTAATGAAACTTCATAAATAGGATCAAATAAACTAGTTTTTAAAGGTATATATTTAGCAATACCAACCTCTTCATTAAATAATTTTTTGTGTTTATTATAATAAAATTCATCTATACCATCACCACTAAATAAAAGTCTACCATTTTGATCTATTCTTAAATCAAGTTTATCTGTATAAAGAAGGCTATTTAAATTTTTATCTTTTGGAGAATTTACATTATCATATACTCCTCTGTCTAAATCATTCATATATATGAGTTTTTCTTCTCCAAATTTAGTAAACTCATTTCTTAATGTTGTGTAAGAATCTTTTATTCGATCCATCCTTTCTTTTGCTTCATCATACTCTTGAGACCTAGGATCTAAAGTGGCTAGTAGTTGAACATCATCAAAATATTGCTGTTTATTTTCTTTAAGAAAAGATTGCCAAATAGGTTTATATTCTAAAGGCAAATCTGACATAGAGGCATCACTGGGAAACAAATTTTTATATTGAGCTACTGTAGCTTTTATTCTCTCATCCTCTGCTCTTCTTAATTTTTCATTTTTTTTTATATTTTCTCGAATTTTTTCTACACCCTCCAAAATAGGGGTTATATCAGCTATAGGTCTACTATAAGCTCCTTTAAAACTACGTATTAAATTTATATCTGCTGCCATAATTAAACTCTTTTAAATTCTACATCTAAGTTAGAATAATTAACCATGTCATAACCATCTTTATTAACAATAACATTTTCTATAGGTATTTCATCTGACATAACTCCTTGATAAATACCCTCACCATATTTTTTGTTTTTATATTCAAAAGTATATATGTTATAACCTTTATTTGATTTTGTTAAAAATTTAATGTTTTTCTTTAATCTTCTATCACTAGCAGCAGACATTATCATAGCAGCACCAATGGATCCACCAGCTTCTCCTGCTCCACCTATAACTGAGCCAAGTATTTGTGCTCTTCTGTTAAGTAAGTTTTGTAAATCTTGTTGTGCTCCAACAGTTCTTTGTGCTTGTATACCTAATGCGGTAGCTTCTCTATCAAATTGTCTTTGTTGAGCAATATCTGCTCCTTGAGCACGAAACATTTGTGATCTAAGATCTAAATCTGCAAGAGTCAAATCTCTTTGTTGTTGTTGTTGTGCTGCTAAAAGTTGATTTCTAGAACCTTCTTCAGCTATTGCTCTTTGATTT